ATGGTTTCTTGGTTCCTTTTATTCTTAGCCTTCATGCTACTTGCCGTCGTAGTCTTACAGAGTCCAACAAGTGAACCGATGACATCCATACATCCTTTATACGGGCCTCGATATACCCGCCCTGGATTGTATGGACCTGGAGACGGACCTTTCGTTCCTGGTCAACCAAAATCTAATCATCCAGGGTGTAGCGTGCGGAACGACAAACCGGTGAACGACGATGGAAAGTGCTCTTCGGATAGTTCCTCAAGAAACCCAAATTGCTTGCCCACATATTCGTATAGCCCTAGTCTAGATATGGCATTCCCCACCGATGGACCACCAGAACCATACTTGAACAATTTCGACAATATTCGGCGTTAGACTTTAGAGAAACTGATCTTCTAAAGAAACAATGTTTGGTCTACAGAACCGCAGCGGAAGTTGCTGGGTCAATGCTGCTCTTCAGGCAATCTTTCGATTCCCCGATGTGCAAAAACGCTATTCGTCCAACACGTTTGAAGCTGGGAATGTGATTGATGAATGTTTGATGAAAATGTGGAATAGTAAAGGTGCTGTTGGTCTTCAAGAGTTTCACGAGGCAGTGAGGACAGACACCATGCCTGCCGGACTGAATGTAGGTGATAGTCATGAGCTGCTGAATTATCTGTGTGACAAACTGCCGTTTCTGGACGAACTTTGTCGATTCAAGATTGCTCACTCGATGGAATGTATGCACTGTAAAGTCAAAACAACTACACGTGATTCTGTCATTGAATTCACTTTGGATTCTGTAGATGGACGCAATGTGCCCATTACCACATGTATAACAAAAACGGTTCAGCCCTACAATATCGATGAATGGGAGTGCGAGAAGTGTAAGAAGCGTGGTGGCATACGACAGCAGCTGATTGGATCGTTTCCAGAGTATATGATGTTCCATCTTCCGCTCCCACACACGACGGTGGATTATTCGAGCATTCTGATTCTCAACGGGAAGAAGTATGGACTTTTGAGCGTTGTCTGCTATAACGGAGCCCATTGGTGGACGTACGGTCGTAACATGCCTCCGGGTTCGTCTTGGTTTGTTCTGGATGACACACATGTGGTGGAACACGGTCCAAAGCAGTTCCCAGTGTCTGCCGCAATGCGGGTATTGATTTATTATCGTCTAGATGAATAACAAGAATGTATAAGGAACTCGTTTCATCCTATGCATTTGTATTTGCGTCGATCGGACTTATTATTGGTGTGGGCGTGTTTACACAAAATCCAATGGCAGTTGGTGTTGCAATGACTATGATTGCAATTGCCGTCTATATGGCGAACTTAGTAGAAGGACCCGATCTTCCCCTAAACATTAATTTGTCTGCGCTTCCTACAGCTGTCCAGGGCATTTTTGGCACAACGACTGCATCCTCGCCTGCGTCCTTGCAGGAAGTGTTCTATATCTCACAAGACCAGTATACGTATGACGAAGCACCTGCTGTATGTGCTGTGTATAACGCAGAGCTTGCAACGTACGAGCAAGTTGCGGATGCATTCGCAAAAGGCGCAGAATGGTGTGGATATGGATGGACTATGGGTGGAATGGCCCTATTCCCTACTCAAGAATCAACCTGGAAAAGGCTGCAGCAGGAGCGTGATTCAGAGAAGAGAACGAGGTGTGGCCGTCCTGGAGTGAACGGCGGATACTTTGACCCCAACACAAAGTTCGGAGTCAATTGTTATGGAACTAAGCCTGGATGTAATAACAGAAAGTATCCCATACCGTTGGATGTGAGTGTCGACGGCGAGAAATTGAAGTCCTTGCGTGCGAACTCGGGAGCAATCAAGGTGTCTCCGTTCAATCGTTCTGGATGGTCTCAATGGGGGTTCTAAACTCAATAAAAACTAGTTGGGAGATACAAAGATGATTGAACTCGGACTTTTGTTAGGACTCGGGACGCTGGGGTATGTCCTTGCAAACCAGACTCCTACTACGAAAGAGGGGTTTCTCCAAGAACTTCGGCCAATGCCACTGACTGCGAAGGAACAGGAGGAGGAATCGGAAGGACACGCAAACGAAGTTCCGTTCTTTGGTGCTAGGGTTACACAGTCTACCTATTCTGGAGGCACGAACGGGATCTTGGATCAGCGCATAGGAGCAGGCAAAGAGTATTTCCAGAAGAAAGAAGTCCAGTCCATGTACGATGCAAAACCGGCAACCGGAAATCCCTTCGGAAACGCAAACGAGTCAGACTTCATGCAGTCGCGCATGGTCACTGGACAACGCATGAACAACACCTTTCCGATCGATCAGGTTCAAGTGGGTCCTGGCGCGAACGATGGATACACGAACATCCCTAAGGGCGGATACCAACAGGACGATCTGTATGAATACAAGTTACCGAAGACTACGGACGAGATGCGCGTTGAGACGAATCCAAAGTTGTCGTACGAACCTCCTGTGATTCCTGGCGCATCCATTGTAACACAGCCGGGCATTCAAGCCGACGTGAAGAAGAACAAGCCCGATCGGTTTGCGGTGTATGGTATGGAACGGGCGAATACGGCGGTGGGCGCACAGACTGCTCCTCGTATTTATGCGGATCAGCCGATGAAGGTCCAGGATCGCGAGACGACATCGGTGTTTCATGTGAACCCCCACGGAGGAGCGGTGTCTACATTCACGTCGTACATTCGGGCTTTCACGGAGCCGTATCAGGAGTTCATGCGCTTGACGGCACAGGGACGGCCTGGACCTGCTGGATCGTCTGGAGTCGGTCAGTCCATTGGCGCAGACCAGTATGCTGTTCAGAAGAAGTTCGATATGGACTCTGTTCTTTCATCCGCGACGCGCTACAATGTGCCCCAGCAGATTTTGACAACGGAGTCCAGTCAGGTGGGTTCGTACCGGTTCAATGCGCCTCTGCAGGAAGATGTGAATATGCAGCGCAACGGAAGTGAAATTTTGAGTGCCTTCCAGAGTAATCCGTATACACAGAAGTTGAACTCCATCTAAGTAATGGAACAGATCCGTGAACAAGTCATGTATAACGACAACAAGGTTCACATATGTATGAAAACGTTGACATCGCAAGAGCAGTATGAATGTATACGCCTTTTTCTCGCAACGCGAACGAAAGACGTGTGTGTATGCTCGCACGGAGCAACGAACCACTTTGTGGAATCTATTTTATTGAAATTGGGAATTGAGAAGAGAGAGTGTTAGCGCTTACGACGATGCGTCCAACGGTTACCGTTCTGTCTATTCCTTCCTCCGAACAAGGGTTGTATCTTTCCGCGCAAGGCATTGCCTGCGTCCCTAGCATTCCTGGGAGCTCGTGCTTTTTCTCGACTGGTTTCTTCCTGAGTGATTGGAGTCCTCAATCGTCCGAAATTCTCTCCAACGCTGAGATCGTTTGCGTTTTCTGTTTTTGCTGTATTTTTCCGCTGCGTTTCAACTTCTTTTTGACGCGCTACTATTTTTCTATTATCCCGCTTCGTAAGTCCTAAAGTAAAAATGGGAATTGGGTCTTTCTCTTTCTTGGTGTCAATAGCAAGTTCTTGAATAACTTCCGGGGTCATAGCCTGAAATGGGTTGTCTGGCAAAATACTGGACGGAATCGTAGCTGGAGGGGCTGCTGGTTCTGGCGGAGAAGGGAGTACAAGAGTCTCAGGTTGAGCTTCGGCTTGTGCTTCTGGTTCTGGCGGAGAAGGGACTACAACAGTCTCAGGTAGAGATTCGGCTTGAGCTTCGGGTGCCGGTTCGGGTGCCGGTTCGGGTGGCGGAACGGCTTCGGGTACTGTTTCTGTCATTGCTTGCTCAGGAGTTTGAGCTTGCGTTGCCGGTTCTGCGACCGGAACATCCGCCACTGTAACCGCTTGAGGCTGTTCCACAGGGACCACGGGTGCTTGGTCAGCGCTCTGCGGTGCTTCTTCTGGAGTAGGAGGGGCAGTTGGTGGTGGTGGCGGAGTTGCGTCTTCCACTGCTTTGTTGAACTTTCCAATGATGCTCTCGAGAGCAGCCTGTGCTTCCGGCAATGCGTTGATCCCGGTCTGTTTCGTCAAATCATCAATCTGTTTATTTGCTTCGTCCACAAACGGTTGTAGTGCCGTGTTATTTCCAGCACTCGTGACCAACGCGTCCTTTGCCTTTTGTGCAGCAGCAAGGAAATCGTCCATCGCGGAAGGACCTGTGGGTCCAGACATATCTGCTGTTTCAAGAACACTAGGTCCTTTCGCTTGGGGCGCAGCGCTTTCCACGGTCTTTAGAACACTGTCGCCATTTAGTTCAGGATTCAGAGGAATGCTGTTGATCACGGCCGTAGGTGCAGGAGGCGCAGCAGGCCCTCCGAAGAAAGAAGACTGTTGCTGGGGTGGCACAGCAGGACCTCCGAAGAAAGAAGACTGTTGTTGAGGAGGCACAGCAGGACCTCCGAAGAAAGAAGACTGTTGTTGAGGAGGCACAGCAGGACCTCCGAAGAAAGAAGACTGTTGCTGGGGTGGCACAGCAGGACCTCCGAAGAAAGAAGACTGTTGTTGAGGAGGCACAGCAGGACCTCCGAAGAAAGAAGACTGTTGTTGAGGAGGCACAGCAGGACCTCCGAAGAAAGAAGACTGTTGTTGAGGAGGATAGGTAGGCCCTCCAAACCATGACGATTGCGGCCGCGCAGGTCCACCAAACCAAGAAGACTGCTGGGGTTGCTGCGAAGGCCCGCCAAACATGGACGGAGTCGTGATATTGATCGATGGCATGAAACTGCTGGTGTTCGTGTTTGGTGCTCCTGTGACATTGACGTTCGAAGATGCTCCAGGCGCACTCTCTGTGGACTGCGGGGACAGAATACTCGCAGCACTATCCGTAGGTGTGGTCGTAGATTCTTCAGATTCATCGAACATGCTTCCTGCAAAATATGTTCCTACACTTCCCAGTATAAGTGGGATGCCGTATAATAAAGCCATGCTTCACGCTTATTTATCTGCTCTATATTTCATAATTTAGAATAACGGAATGCAACATCTCGTAGATGGAACTCTATCACGCATTGAAAATAACCTTATTTGGGTCAAGTCCGTCCGCGATGCCGTGTTTGCATGGTGGATGAACGCGATTGTTCTTGTTGTCGTCGTTGGATCTTTCGGGTTCTTCCTGTATTCCAGTTATGGAACTGCCGTGCCAGACGAACTAAAAAGCATTCCTTTCCAACCTAGATTATGGAATAACGCCGTGAGAAATGTCCCACTAACAGAATATGGACAACTTCCTCAAACTGAAACTGGAGATGGTGTACAGGGGTTTGGCGCCAGAGGAGGCTCGAACACGCTTTGGTGAATTGAAGGAATCAAATATTCCTCCTGCGATCCCCGTCAAGCGAAAACTACGATTTCCTGCTAAGAAGTAAAAGATGCGAACGGCATCTGCATACACAAACAGGATGAGATTCCAATCGGAAGCAAAGAATGCCAAAGTTCAGTATCCTGGCAGAGTGTCAGCCACGTACAGACCTGGATTGCCGGGCGTTTGTGCGAACACTTCCGATGTGTTTATACCAGTCGAATACATTACCCCGTGCTGCAAACCCCAACCAGTCATTATTTGCCCTGCATGCGAAGTTCAAGTGACAATTTATGATTCTGGGAACAATGATTGCTCCATCGCGTTGGATGGAACTACAAATGCGTCGGCCCCTCCTATTGTCGTTCTTGATGGTGGCGTATAATGTCAGAATAGAATAAATGTCGTGTAACACTACACAACAGGTGCGGTTTCAACTAAGGCGGGGAACCGAGACATACTGGAATTCTCAGGCGCAAACCGCACCTCTCCCAGGAGAACCTTGTTTCAATACTACAACAAATCAGCTGAAAATAGGCGCTACTAATCCAGAAACTGGAGTCGCAATACCGTGGGGAGAATTGGTGTATATCAACGTAGCAGGTCCGGTTGGTACTTACACGACACTTGCAACGTCACTCACCATTAATCCAGCTGTGACTCTTACTACAGGAAGCAACATATTTAATATTAGTAGTGGAGATCCTGCGATAGCGATTTCACTTGGTCAAAGAGTTCAGTTCACGGCGGTGTCCACGCCTCCTCCGCTCAACCGATTTATTTCGTATTACTCGTTGACGAATTCTCCTTCTACACGAACTATTCAGGTATCTTCAACTCTAAATGGCCCGAATGTGGTTCTACTTACGAATGCTACAACAAAGAATTCGACTCAGATTACTATTGGGGGGTCAGTTGACACATCGTTATTCACAACTGGTTCGGTGAATATAGGACAGGCGTTATATTTCAATACGGTGGGAGCAGGAATAACGGATATTGATACAAACAGACTATACTATCTCTTGAGCGTAGTAAGTTCTTACGGCAACCTGGTTGCTGGAGAGGCAATTATCACAGTTTCAGAAACGTTCGGCGGTACCCCTGTGTAATTCATACTTAAGGAGAATACTGTCTCTAGATATAATAACATGTCGGCGTTTTTGAACACGGCAAAATCATTCATATTGAATTCCCCTGGAGATACGATTATCACAGAGGAGTCGCTTACGATGACAGAGGGTATTTACTTGAAGTTTCGTGTTCCGGCGAGTAATACGCGAAATTATAGCGCGACTGTTGGCGTGCGGGCAGTCGGACAAGGCACATTTTTCACTTATTTCATCAAATTTAACTATACCGCAGCTGTCGGAGTTACTCCTGCAGTTGCAACCGCAGGAGTCTACCATCCATTAAAACCCATCGCAACTGACTTTACTACTGGAGACCCAGTTTTCACTACTCCGTATACTCCTGGAGACCTATTTACGATGTATATGGACCCTCTGCAATTTATCGTTACGCAGAACGATACGGAACAGTACACAAAACTTATTTCATACTATTCTGGAACCTACCAGTTATACGCTGAGTTGATATCGGGTGGTCCGAATATTGACTTCACAGAAGTATTGTTCAATCCTACCGGTCACCCTGGAAAAGATGGAAAGAGTTTCACTACACTGACGACAATTGATACAGACGGAACAAATGGTCTTGTTCCCAGAGTAGATGGAATTCCGGTTGACATTGACGGCAACCCAGTTGCCTCTGTGTATACAACAGCCAGCGATTCGCACGTGTTGACACCTACTTCTTTTCGCACGCAATGGGTTCCGATTAGTCAATACCTAGAAGGATCGAGTTTTGGCGCTCGGTCTGTTGAAACGCTCAGCGGAGGCACTCAAGGGATTGTATTTCAGTTCACACCATTTACGCAAGTTGGACTCGCTGATGGCTATACTATCGGTCTTTCTCGTCAAAACACTCCTGATCGGTATAACCTTGATTATTCTTTCACGATCGGAGAACCCTACGGTCGTTACATCATAACAAATCCGCTTGACCCTGAGTTTCAGATTTACGGTGGTCCTTTCCCTTTAAAGGCTCAGCTAGGAAATTTCAATATGTATGCAGTTACAGACTCGACGGTCGGATATGGAGTCGGAGAGGAGGGCGTATTTAATGCAACATCGTATACGCCGACAACAGTGTTTTCTATAACGATTGACGGGACTACGGTGAATTATTATAAGGATGGCGTTCTTATTGCGTATACGCCGTATATCCCACTAAGCCCGTATGAGAATGACACATTTACGATGCGTTGTCAGACTCATTCTGATGGCGTCGCCGGACCTTATGATATCACAAACGTGAAGTTCTATTCTACGGGCAAGATTGGTCCGATGGGTCCTTCCTTTAGCACACTTGCGGTAAGCAACAGTGTGACTTCTACGATTGTTGATCCGACAAGGTTTGTCCTTGGACAAACCCCCGGAGATTCAGTATACACGACGGAATTATTCAATGCTACGCAGGAAGGTGTTTACTTCCAGTGTGAAGTCCCTGTTATTGTTCAAGAAGACAGTGTTAACCTATCGTTTGTGTCAGATATTGGAGATTCTCTTCTTACAATATCACTCAACAGAACTCCAGTGGCTGAATGGGACTACGCTACCGATTATGTTGAAGGACAAGTAGTTGGATTTGAAGGTAGGCGTTACGCTTCACTTCAAGGTTCTAATCTAGGTAATTCTGTAAGTGACCCTCTGTGGTGGTTGGAGGTGAATATTAATGCGGTATCTTGGAAATTATACAATTCTTTAGGAGATCTTGCCCTTACATCCTACTATTACCCTGGAAACAGCCGCTTGTCGGTGTATTTCGACGGATTGAATGCAAAAGTCTTGTTTGGCAATGGAGACTACTCGTTCGTATACAGACCGAATCAAACGATTCGGTTCCAAGCTTTTGTTCCTGATGGCCAACCTTACACCAGTTCGGCTCCCTATACATTCAACAACTTCCGGTTTTATCCGACGGGAAAGGCCGGAACGCCCGGAGGCGATCCAGGTCCAAGTGGACCTGTGGGTCCATCAGGTGTAAGGGGAGTTTCAGGGCCATCTGGACCAAAAGGTATCCAAGGAGTTTCTGGGGCTTCGGGTCCATCTGGCGCTCCAAGCACGATATCTGGACCCTCTGGACCTTCAGGAATTTCCGGACCATCTGGAGCCCCAAGCACAGTGTCTGGACCGAGTGGACCCAGAGGAGTGTCGGGACCATCCGGGCCTACGGGTCAGGCAAGCACTGTGGCTGGTCCTTCTGGTCCTGTAGGAATCTCAGGTCCGTCTGGGCCTGTAGGTGCAGCAAGCACGATATCCGGGCCGATAGGGTCAAGCGGAGCGACATTCTTCACTCTCCGCGATATCGGAGCTATAAGTTCAACATTCGTAAGTCCAACGTCTGTTATCATAAACTCAACATATGGAGGCGTAGGTAAAGTGACTACAAACGAGAGTATTGATTTGCTTCGTCAGGGAGTTGTATTCCAAACAACAATTCCGTTTATCGATCCTTCTGGTAGAATATCGTTGTGGAACAGTGCGAATAATTACATATGCACGCGTGCGGACTTTGATTATTCTCAAAATTTGACAATAACCAGTGCGAATGGTACCGTTCTTGTAGCAACTCGTTACACCGCTGGACAAGTGATATTGTTCCAGTCGGACGGAGTACGCGTCTATGTTTTCCTAGCCGGAAATCTCATTGCAACAGACTTTCTTTCGAACTATACTCCTGGAAATACAATTGTCAAGGGCAGGATTGAACAGACAGACGCCTGGCAGGGGTCCTCTCAGTTTTCGAACATACTGTTTTATCCTACAGGAAATACGGGAACTTCTGGTCCAGTAGGATCTACTGGGGTTTCAGGTCCAAGCGGACCAAGAGGACTTTCTGGTCCATCGGGTGCTTCAGGTCCGTCTGGAGCACCAAGCACTGTCTCGGGTCCATCAGGCCCATCAGGAGCGCGCGGTCCATCAGGTCCATCAGGAGCACCGAGCACTGTCTCGGGTCCTTCAGGACCCCAAGGAGCACTTGGCCCTGCTTCTGCCCAACTACAAGCCGGGTCGAATGGCGTGGTTGTGGACTCAAAGACTTTGCGATTGAATTCTGCGCCAGGGAATACATCCTCGGTTACTTCTGCCGGTCTCAATTTCCTAAACGGAGGAGCCTATTTTGCGTGTAATCTTCCAATCATAAACTCAGGCGATACCGTATATTTGGATTTCAAGTCCACGAACATACTTAGTCCCAATGTATTAACTGTAGAGCTGTCATTCAGTGGAATAGACTTGAGTGTTCTTAGAGTAACAAATTACTCGGGCTCTCCGTTAGCCAATGTATTTTATTCATCTTCGGCGTCACTAACAGTATATTTTGATGGAACGTATGCGAATATTCAGGTAGCAGGAAATGACTATACAGGTGGACCTGTAAGTTACTTCGATTATGTGAATAGTTATGGTTCAATTCCAGTATATCTGTATGCGAACACAAACAACGCTAATAACAATTATACCTTCAATAACGTTATATACTACCAAACCGGAAAGGCAGGTGTGAATGGCGCAAGGATAGCCTCGAATACTGTATTCGTAGACTCAACGAATGGATCGAGCGGCGGTAGCGTAAATGGATTACCATTTAACACAATTGAGAACGCCATTGCGTATATAAACACCTACAGTTTGACAAACATTCACATATTCGTGCATCCAGGAACCTACAACTTAAGCACAGGAATCACGATTCCTGCAACGTGCTCATTGCGAGGTGCGAGCGTTCAAACGACAACCGTTCAGATGCTCGGAGTCACCGTTAACAGGACCCTTCTCACGATGGGCGAGAATACACGGGTGGAAGACATTACTTTGAAACTGACATCTGCGACAAGTGGAGTGAACCTAACAGGAATTGATTTCCCGGTAAACACGTGTCAAAACGCAAAGGTGCGAACCTGCGTCGTTAATGTGACTTCGACTAGCGGATCCTCCTCGACCGTGTTGGGAGTGCAGGCAATCGGCACCTCTACATCCACTACAATATCGTCATCACACGCAATCCGTGGAAGTACTATAAACGTCGTTTCATCAGGTTCAGGAGCAAACCGGGGGATATATGTGAACGGAAAGAACCGATTCTCCATTCGCGATACAGTGGTGTTTTGTTCTGGGTCTGGCGCAGACAACGTAGGCGTGCAGTGTGCGAGTGCAGACTCCGTAGTTGAATTGAAGACATCCACTATCATGGGAGATTCCACGAACGTAGACCAGACGAAACACTTCGACATCAACCGTAGTGCTGGGATCATTGAACTCTCGTCGACGGATTTAGTATTTAATGACTCGGGCGTGAATTCTTTCACGACGACACAAGAGCCGTCCAATATCTACTTCGGAGTTATAGGAAATCCTGGCACGAATACGAGATATTATCTCATTCCTGGCGTCATTCCTATTGGTAGCATAACTAGCGAAGTGTCTTCAAATTCATTCTCGACAAGCAAAGAATTCCCAATTCCAATCAATCTAACTATGATAATATATACATTCACAATCAGTTTCAAGGGGACCATAGGGGCCGGAGTTGTTTTGGCATTCTCTATATACAAGAACGGGGTCGTAACCCCCCTCGTAATTCAGCTGACGGCAGGAGAAACAACCAAAACAATAACAACTCAGTCTATCAAGTTCAGTCCAGGAGATACAATGTCGACAACTCTGGTTACGACTGGTAATCCAGGGACAGGGACGTTCTTTGCAACGGTGGGGACTTATTGAGGATGTTTTCCTGCTATTAAAGCAATATGTTTGCCATCGAGTGGATATTCGTTGGTGTCATTGTCGGTCTTTTACTGGTTTCGGTCATTGCTCCTCCTGCTCGCGCCGACATGCAGTTACCAACTCCATTCACAAAGTCCGTGTTCAGGACTCCTAGAGGATGTGTTCGCTTCAAGACGCAAGAAGTTTCGTGCTCTGACGACGCAACCTCTTTGAATTTCGTCGCGTCTTCAGACAAATAGGATGTTCGTTCCGCAAATCACGAAACTCCTACATAATCCTCACAGTATAAAGGTCCTTTCGTTCATTGTGGGGTTCGGACTGGCCATCCTGATTTTCCATAAACCGTTTGAAACCGAACTTGCTCTTGGAGTGACTGTAAAGGACGTTGAAGAACATACCATCCGGTCGGACGGTAAGTGCTACAAGTATCGCGCAGAAGATGCCGAGTGCGAAGTCTCTGACTCTAAATAAACATGTCAGACGGAGCAACGGATCTGAGTTCTCTTCTTGGCGGCGGACCCGTTCAGTCGCCTGCGTTTGCCCCTATGGTCACGGGCGGAGGAGACCCTTTTATTTCTCCTCAACCGTCCAATCAGCCGGCAATGACTCTCAAAAGCAATGACGCGAATATGTACATGGTCTATCGTGCATTCAAAAATCTTCTTACCTACATTTCCTTCTTTGTTGCAGCAGTCATCATTTCTCTTCCGGTACCTCGTCACCTGTTCCTCCAGTACATTCCGAACACGTATACATCGGGTGGCGTTGTTTCTTATATGGGCGCTGGAATCCTTGGTCTCATTGCTGTGGCTATTTCCTATATCCTCAGCACGCTGTTCAACGTGTTGATTTAATGAAGTTCTCTAAACTTATCCCGAAATGTGCGAGATTCTAGTATTTCGCTACCTGTAGTCATTACGCACGAGGTATTATAGACTTTTACATCTGGAGATGTGGTTGTATACTCTTGATTTTCAACGAAGCATGAGCTGCACATAAGAAATACTTCGATGGAAAAATCTAATGTTGGATATTTTCGATGAAGAATCTCTGCGAGTTTCTCAGAATCCGTTATGTCGTTTATGCAAGATTTTGATTCATTATGATGATCAGCATGGTGTCCTTTGCGGATAAATACGATTTTCTCTTCAGATTTGATTAGAATATCAAAGAGACGATCGATTCGAACCTTAAACTTGTCAGGGTCAACCCCGTGCAAAAAGAGCATGTTGTATTTGTTAAGATTTTCAGATTCTGCAGGAAGGAAGTCGGCAAAGTCGTTTTCAAACGCGTCCGATACCCCACTATAGGACACCAGCCAGTCCAAGGGAAGAGAACAAGATCGCTTGTCGATAAGTCGTAGAAAGAAGGCAGTTCCACAGTCTGCTCCGATAGGGATGAACATTGTATAGTAGTATTGAGATATATGTAACCCATATCATTCGGAATACACGTACTTTCGTAACCCATACTGTTTCATACATTTTTGAAGAAACATTTCACAATCCTCACATGGTTTCGAATTTCTGATTTCCCCACTCTTATTCAGACGGACAACTTCTAGCGTACATCCGTTCAGTTGTGAAATATCTCCAAGACGTTTCACAACTGCTCGTTCCGCGTGCATACTATGATCTGACCACCCTGAACCTCGAGATCGGGTTCCCAAAACATTCCTTGCTTCCGCAAGAATCTTATTCCTGCGTCGTATTGTTGCGACATGAAACTCCGTGTTATGGACCTTCATAAAATCCATCATCTTCACATTACAATCTCAGCTATTCGGTCAAAAAATCCGTTTTAAACGATCAGGTAATATAGATACAATGAGTCACCTGTCCGACATCTGGTCGACGGCACGACGGTATTCGAGGGGGTATCTTCACGACCCTCCTGCCCGTATTCATCCACGTATCCTGTTTGGACCCGGATCTTGGCTAGAGAATCGAGAGTTTATAGGAGAGAATTCTATCACACACGTCATCAATTGCGCATTTGATCCAGATTGCCCTGAATGGTTCCGAAATGAGCACCCTGACAAGTATGTGTGTTTGAACGCTGTGGATAGTGTAGACGCCTTCATTCTACACTGGTATGATGAATTCGAGACGACTATGCAGAGATTTCTCCAAGACCGGGAATGTAAGACCGTGTTTGTCCACTGTCAGTGCGGAATCAACCGAAGCGGATTTTTGTGTCTTGCATTTGCCTGCCGGAAGCTTGGGTATTCTTACAATGATGTTGTCCACAGCATTCTAAAGCAGCGTCCATGTGCATTGACGAATCCGAAATACAGACTCCAAGTTTTCCACTTTTGCAATCATTAATACTTTCACACGACACTCTCCATCCATTCATATGGACAACGTCTTCAGAACCAAGAAATATCGTGATACGCCGTTGCGTGCCAAAACGCATCCGCTCATCACTGGAACGCTAGATTCTATCCATCAATCTATAGTATCGTCTTTGAAAGACGCAGATTCTGTTGGCTTGGAAGCAAGATGTGTAGAGATCCGAGAACGGGTATCTGAATTAAGGTCATCGTCTCGTCTCGAAGATATTTTGGACGTGTCGAAACTCATTGCGGAACTCGAGGCGTGCGAATCTGTATTACGAGAAACAAACGCTATTGAATCCTATTATTTGAAGAACGCCGATATCATGATGAAGTATTACGGAACGCAGGAAAAGGCGCAGATTGCGTCTATACCAGGGAACAACAATACCTTCATGAAGTATTTGAATGCGAGTTTGCCTACAGAATCTGCCGTTTCCAAGAAGGAACTGTTTGACACGTATGCGTCTCGAATGAAATTGAATACGGTTCAACCTACAGAACTGGATAGGACAGATTCCGTCGAGCACTGTTTAGCGTGTAATGTTGCACGAGAAGAATTGAGTTCGGAAGGTATTCTCATTTGTCCGCTGTGTGGGTCCGAAGAACATATGTTGGTTGTGTCGGACTTCCCGAGTTTCCGCGATCCTCCGAAAGACAGGAACAATTACGCCTACAAAAAGATCAATCACTTGAACGAGATTCTGAATCAGTTCCAGGCAAAGGAGTCTACGATCATACCGGACGAAGTCATGCATGAAGTCGTATGCGAAATCAAGAAACGACGGATTCAAAACATCGCTGAATTGACAGAAAAGGATATGCGAGAAATCCTGAAGAAACTCAATAGGTCGAAGTTTTATGAGCACGCGACGCATATTTTATCGCGCTTGAATGGAAATCCGCCTCCGACCATTACCCCCGAAATAGAGGAAAAGGTCCGTGCGATGTTTCAGGAAATTCAGGCGCCGTTTCTCATGTACTGTCCGGACGACCGGACGAATTTCCTTTCGTATTCGTACATTCTGTATAAGTTCTTTGAGTTGCTGGAACTAGACGATTACAAGGTGTATTTCCCACTGCTAAAGTCCAGAGACCGGCTGATTGCCCACGACGAAATATGGAAGAAGATATGTGATTACTTGAAGTGGGAGTTCATACAGTCTGTTTAGCGGCGCAGGACAGACTTGAGGAGCACCTTGGCGACGAGGACGTACACCACCACGAACACGACCGCGTGAGTGGCCGCGACCGTGAGGGTGGAACCTCCTGGGGGCAGGGACACGACGACGCCGGGGGTGAGGACAAAGAAGAGTGCAGCGAGGACAAGGAGCTTGGCGTACATTTTTATAATTGAACGCAGAAAATTTACAGGATGTTCGTTTCGTAGGAAGTGGTTCCAAGCAATTGGAAAAAGTGAGGAATCTTGCCGACCCCGCGATCGTATGTTAGGGGTCCGCCCTTGTAGCATAGATATGGCATTCCAGGAAGATGAATGGGGTAATCTTTGGGGCATTTCTTGTAGCACAGTCCGTCGACTTTGTCTTTGTACTCCGACCCCCCGGGACCAGGACATACTCCGCCATGGTCAAGGCGCCCGACGATTTGTCCTCCTTCAAGACCCCCGTAGCATTCTCCGAACAAACCTTTGTTCTTACATCCGTTCCATTTCAATTCTGCGCGACACGTGAGTCCGTCGTCCGTCCATCCTTTAGGACAATCTTCGAGCCCGACAGGAGTTCCAATTCCGACTCCGAAAGTATCTGCCACACACATGGTTACGGCACCATGATATCCTGGGCGGCATTTCACGTAACACAACCCACCCTCTAGATCCGGGTTGCTTTTGGGGCATGTACTAGGTGTTATACCAACAATCGGGGTGCCACCAACTCGCAGTTGTGTATAAGACAATCCAAGCATTTCGAACTCTCCAAAGAGTCTGTTGAGCCATACATCGGATGACTTTACCGAGAAATGTTCATACATGGGTTTCAAAGTATACCAAAGAAGCATACCGAGCAAGACCCACGCCACGATCGCGACGAGGTCCATTATGAGTTGGTGTGATATTTTCACACGACAAACATATACCTAAAAATTATGTGGGGAACCCATCTCGTTGTGGACGTTGCTCGTTGCGCTCCTCACACGATTCGTTGTCCCGGCAATATCTATAAATTTAGCGCTGAACTGGTGAAGAAGATTGATATGGTCGCCTACGGCCCTCCTCAGATTGTCATGTTCGGCACTGGAAACAAAAAGGGATATACCCTCGTTCAACTCATTGAGACCTCCAATATTTGCGCCCACTTCGTAGAAGAGACAAACGACATGTATTTGGACGTATTCAGCTGCAAGGAGTTTGATCCTCATGTGGTGGTCGGTGTCATTGCGGACTACTTCAACCCTGCCGAGGTCAATACTCGTTTCCTTGTGCGCAAGGCCCCTGAACTACGGTGAAAAAGTTATAGGTGTTTTTAGGGTTTTGTTTTTAGATTACCAATCGTAGTCCTCCTCCAGGATACGCTCATACTCCTCATCCAGACTCTCGCCGGAATCCGAGATATAGAATGCGGTATTCAGAAGGTCAGGTTTCGGGTCATACTCCTCCAACAGGGCGAACATCTTCTCGCTCTGTTCGAGTACGGTTGACTCAATGATCATTCCTGCCGGCGGAGGGTTTCCAATCGACTCATAATCGGGGATGCCGATCTTGGAGCAGATAGTGGACCACAACATTTTAGTCGGTCTTGTGCTTCTTAGGGGGCGGTGCGTCGGTGATAAGTTCGTCAGTGTCTCGTTCACGCTTCATTATGCGTTCTACTACTAGAGCATCTAAAATCCATTTTCGATGGTCAAGCAAAAGGTCCGTGGATGTCGGACGCGATGCGGCAGTCTCCGTTCTTGC